CTGTGGGCGTGGGGCATCGCATCATCGAGGGCGACGCGGAACACGGCAAGCCACTGGGCTACACGATCACTGAGCGCCGTATGAAGCAACTATTTGATCTGGACATCGCCATTGTGCGCGAGGATTGTCACCGGCTCTATGAGGATTTCAGCGACTTGCCAGAAGAGGCACAGCGCATCATCGCCAACATGATGTTTAATATGGGCTTGCCCACGATGAAGCGCTTTAAAGGCATGAAGCGTTGTGTTGATGCACGTGACTGGGCTGGGGCTGCGCTTGAGATGCTCGATAGCAAGTGGGCGCGTCAACTGCCCAATCGCTCTGAGCGTTTGGTTAAGCGCATGAGAGCGCTGGCTGATGGCTAAGGCGCTGCTAGAATACAAGATCATCCCGCGCCTGATGATCTTTACAATGACGGTGGTTTATGTGCGTTGCATCGAGTGGGCGTTATCCCAGCCAGACCTATCGACACAACAGGCCAGCCTGATTAGTGTGGTCACTGGTGCGATGACAGGATCGCTGGCCGTGTTTCTAAACTCGGAGAATAAGAAATGATACAAGCATTGATTGGGCCAGTCACCGGCCTGCTGGATAAGTTCATTGAGGACAAGGATCAGAAGGCAAGGCTCGCGCATGAGGTTGCCACAATGGCACAGAACCACGCGCAAGAGCTTGCCAAGGGTCAGCTAGAAATTAACAAGATGGAAGCGCAGCATCGCAGCATCTTTGTGGCGGGTTGGCGGCCCTTCCTTGGCTGGGGCTTGAGCTTTGCGATGATCTGGCACTTTGTTTTAGCCCCAATAACTATCTTTGGTTTTTCTTATGCTGGCGTGGAAGCACCTGAGTTACCGGCGTTTGATATGGATAGCCTGATGACTGTGCTTTTGGGGATGCTTGGTTTAGGCGGCCTCAGAACTGTAGAAAAAGTAAAAGGCTTAACAAAATAAAGGGGCTTTCGCCCCTTTACTCAACCACCCTGATCGTTCTGATCTTGCCGGGCGTGTGCGTTATGATGCCATCCTCTATCAGTTTGTCTAACTGAAACCTGACGGCTGTTCTTGATCGCCCCACAACGTAGGCTATTTCGCCCACTGTCGGGCCGTGGCCGTTGTGGCGGTGGTAAGCGGCCACAGCCTCGACAATCGGCTTCCACGAGCTTTCACGGCGTTGTCCAGCCATCAGTCAATCTCCTTTAGCGTTAGGGTTTTCTGACGCATGACAGTCTCAGGCTTTGCTGGCACGACCTTCTCAGGCTGCGCCCGCATCTTGCGGGTAGGCCACTTGACCTGCACCCGGCGATTGCCGACAGATGCAAAGGCCGTGTCGTGACTGCCCATTGTGTCCATAATAGCTGCTGTAGCTATTTCGATTTCGCGCTCGGCCATCACCTTGTTAGCCTTGGCAGTCATCAAATGGTCAACCCACATTGCGTCGTCGCCTTCTAGCTCGATGGGCGGTGCGTCTGCGTCTGTGCGACTGTAGGCAACCGCGCCGTCCTCTGGCGAGGTCACAGGATACCAGTCAATATTTTTCCTGCGGTTTTCAAAGTCGATGATGGCCTCGCGGATGCGGTTTTGCACGACCTCATCAGCCCGGTAAACAAACAACCGCAATTCTGTGCCTTGGTATAAGACAGCGACACAACCCCACGACAGGCCAGTACACATCATCTGTGACTGCAATTGAAGCGGGCCTCGATGCGGGGCTGGTATTTCCTCTGGCCTTGCGCTAGTCAGCTTGGCCTCTAAGACGCCTTGGCCTGCCATCTCGACAATCCCACCCTGTGGCACATAAATGCCATTAGCCCAGTCTGCCTTGACCGGCTTGTTGCCCACGCCAGTGCCGTCTAGGCTTGCCGCAAAGGGCAAGTGATCGTGATGGTATGGCGTGTCAATGTCGATCTCAACATTGGTCAGGCCGAGACGCTTGGCGGCCTCTGTCAATATGACAGGCTCCAATGTGTCGCCCCAATACATCGCTTGGTTTTGATCAAACCATTCTTTCTCGCCGCCCTCATCCAGCTTGATCATTTCAGCCAGCAATTCATTGCGGGTTTGCCAAGGCGATGCGTTTAGCAAAGCCGGGGTACGGCTTGCGCTCAACTCGAAATCGCTAGTAAGTTTTCCGACCATTATATTATCCCCCAAAATATGCGATTAAGCCCCAGACGTTATAGGTGTCTGACAAGGCGTTGGTAAATGATAGGGCAAGCAATAGCAGCAATGCCCCGCCGATGATTTCCTGTTTCATTAGTTTGCTCCCATTAGATTGCGCACAGTGCTGGCGTACCATTGCCCGCCCAGTGCTGTTGGAATGCCAGCTTCATTGAGCTTGGCGGCGATGGTGCGTAGTGAGGCACCAGCCTCACGCAGCACCGAGACGATAGGCATTGCCTGCTTGGCAACGACGTTAGTACGCGCAACGCGCTTGGCGGCAGACGCACGGCCAGCAGCGGCAGGGTTGGGCGAGCCGAGCTTGACGCCGCGAGCCTTGGCGGCAGCTAGTGCGGCCTTGGTGCGCTCGCTGATCTTGCGGCCTTCCCACTCGGCAAAGACAGCGGCCATCTGCAAGAACGTGCGGTCTGCTTCCGGCATATCGGCGCAGACGATTGGCACGTTAGCCTCAAGCAACCCGGTGATAAAATGCACGTTACGCGCTAGGCGGTCGAGCTTGGCAATCAGCAGCGTCGCGCCAGTGCGCTTGGCCTCGGCCAGTGCGGCGGCAAGCTGTGGGCGCTGGGCTTTCTTGCCGCTCTCGATCTCAGTATACTCGCCGATGATGTTGTAACCGGCGACGGCTGCGCGTTGTGCCTCAAGGCCAAGACCTGATTGGCCTTGGCGCTGAGTTGATACACGATAATAAGCGATGTACTGGGTCATTATGCCGCCGCCTTTTCGTTGTAATATTTAGACCACAACAACAGCGACACGCAAACATCATCAATTTGCTTGTCAGTCATGCCCAGTTCGCGAGCCATTTTGACAGCGATGTCAGCATTACGATAACAGGCGTTCATGCATTTACTAAAGTCGTCCCAGTCCTCTTTCTTCATTGCCTCAGTTCCATATCCATCAAATTTCTGAGCCATCAATGAGCGGTACCCAAAGTCAACCAATGTTTCCATTTGCTTTTTAGTGAATTTAGCCATTTGTCGTCTCCCTTTTGATTACTAGTGACTAATAACTATTTAATATTTATCACACTATGTTACAAGGGTTATAGGCAATATTTATTGAACAAAATGACAAACCACTGAAAAGGTTATATAAATGGCTGGGATAAAAAACCAAATGTTACGGCTCAGACGCGACACAGTTGACAAGTTGCGGGCTGTTCTTGAGACATCAACGCATCGTTCTATGAGCAGCTTGGCCGATGAGGTGCTTGACGCCGGGCTAACCAAAATGATCCGCGAGATGGACACAGGCAAGGCGGCTGAGACTATGCGCAGCTTGGCGAACCGCAATGGTTAATAGCCGCAACAAGGGGATGGGCGGGGAACGCGAAATCATCGCAATCCTAACCGATGAGCTTGGCGGCAGCGCTAATGGCCTGACGTTTCAGCGCGACATCAATCAATATAGGCAGTCTGATCTTGGCGACATTATTTGCAGCGACCCAGATTTTCCCTTTGTGATTGAGGTGAAACGCAAACGCGCCGGATATGGCATTGACCCGAACTGGTGGGATCAGGTGTGCGCTGCGGCTCTAGCGACAGAGAGCGGCAAGCTGCCGTTGCTGGTGTATCGCTATGATCGCCTGCCTTGGCGCTGGCGTTTCCCTGTCGCTGCCATTGTGGGGATGGATGGCTTTGAGCCAACAGGCGACATAGCCGAGCAGTATGATTGGCGCTACGCAGTTGAGTGCGACACGATGACGGCGATGATGATCGTGCGGGAGCATCTAGCTGATGGCTAGACCGATGTATGAGACAGACGCTGACCGCAAAAAAGAACAGGCTTTGGCTGACGCTTTCAAGCAGCACGGCTATGATTTCTACAAGCTGCCTATCCAATATCGCCTCGACTTTGTGGTGTTTAAGGACAACAAGGCCAAGGCATTTATCGAGGTGAAGCATCGCAACGTGCGGCTGTTGCAGTACGACACAGCGATGATTAGCCTGTCAAAAGTGATACAAGCGCGGCTGCTGACGCAACACACCGGCTTGCCAGCGTATCTGCTGAATGTTTATAAGGATAATATCGCTCGGTTTGATTTCGCTGGCGATTACACATTGGGGAAGGGTGGCAGAAGCGACAGAGGCGATGCCCAAGACGCAGATATCTGCGCCTATTTCCCGATCCAAGCCGCACTGGTCGTGCGGTAGTTCTAAAGTTACAGGAGTTAAAAATGGCTTTAGGTTTTCAAGAGACTACATCATCAGGCGGTGGGGATTTCCTGCCTATTA